CTAATAGTAAAATGGTCTCTAGGGCTTTATCTTATGTCTCCTCCGTAGACAATGGTACAAAGGCGGGGTACGAGAGACTCTCTCGAGAGTCTGCTGGCGTGGAGAGCTACTCTGTTATTGGAGCAGGAGATCCTTATATGGTTCGAGATGAAGGTCTAGGGGGCAAGGTGGACATCTGGGTCAGAGGCGAGGTGTTGAATGAGGTGACCGATGTGTACGCACCCTCTTATCAAGCTATGCGAGGAGCTAAGTTTGTTCCGCTCTACGCTGAAGGAGCTTACGCCTTTCAAGCTACGACTGCAACAGGTGAAGACCCTCTCTATAGCATGATTGACAGAACAGGGAAGTTTGGGCTTCGGAATCAGACTTCGGGGGAGTTCTTTGACTTAACTAATGCGACTATTTCAGAAGGTAAGATCCTTACCTTAGACACTACCTTGAGCCAGCCTTCTTACCGTTTCACAGATAATATACTCGGCGACTATAGGACTGATGTGACGAACAAGGTAATCTTAGACCGACAGCCTGTCAGGAGCGTCTCCTCTGTAGTCAAAGCAGATGGGGTTGCTATCTCATCTTACACGCTATATAAGAGTGAAGACCCTCTAAGGAATGGGCGATCTCCCTCTGCCCAAGACTATATTGTCATTGACAATGATGGTTCGTCTAAGATTTTAGATGTCACCGAAGAAGAGATTACATTCAACGCCCTATACCCCGAGTCTCTCTCCAATAGAGGTGTAGATATCACATCGGTTAGGGTATATAATCAGACCTCTCTGCAAGACTATTCAAGTCAACTCACCGACTCATCTCCCGACTACAATATCTATACGGATGAGAACAACCTTGCGTACATACAAAGAACCAGCTCATCAACCATCGGAAATACCGAAACGGTCTTGGTTGACTACGAGCATCTTGAAAACATTGTCGTCAGCTATAGTACAAACCTTGTACTTTCCACGCTGCAGGCTAAAATCGAGCAAGAAAAGCACATGGGGGCAGATGTTCTTGTTAAAGAAATCTCACCCGCACCTGTGGATGTCAAAGCCCTTGTCTATATTGAGAAGGGATCGAACCCAGCCAACATAGATGCTCTTGTGAGATCAAATCTCATTATCAGAATTGAAGCCGAAGGGCAAGGAGGCAGGATTTACTCCTCAGACTTAATCAAAGAGATAGATTCTGTCGTGGGAGTTAGTCATGTTAGCGTCCCCTTATCTCAGGTGAGCCTCTCCCCAGATACTCTTATCTTGAGAGAGAAGGTTTTAACAACAGCCCCTACGGTTATCTCAGAGGTTGTTTCTTCGAGTCATCAAGTGTGGTCATGTGACATTCCCTTAAAGCAGATCCCCGCAACGGCGGGTGGTGATGGAGCGAGACTCTTCCTTAACAAAGAAGAATTCCCACTACTCAATGAGAGTCAGCGTCAAAATGCAGAGAGCTGGAATTACACATCAGGAAGCATTGTAGGGGTAGAGGGCTTCAAATTGAACCTTAATGGTGTGGTTCAAGATATCGAGGGGCAGACTCAGAGGCTTCTAGTCTCCCTCCCGAAAGGCAAACACCCCTCTAACTATACGATTGAACTCAATTACAGAACAGGTGCGGCAGAAGGCTATGTTAGTTCGATTGTGTTGAACGACTTTTCATATCTGACAAGCGGGGACTTCAGCTTCACCTACGAGGAGACTGAAGGATGATTTTTGATTACGACCCCAGAGATATTAAAGGGGGTGTCAATTCAGAGTCTGCATCTTACAGGCTATTGAAAGACATCCTTGTAGAGCAAATCGTCAACTCTCTAAGCACAGGAACCGCTTCAAACTACATTACTAGGTCTTATGGGTCTAATCACAGAATCCTGTATGAAGGAGCGGCGAGGCTCTTTGCAGAGATCATACTAAAGTCGGCAGACAATATCGAAGACGTAGAGTACTCTCAGCTCCGTGCAGAATATATCTCTACGAGACTTCTTTACTCGGTCTTTCCTAGCGAAGACTCGATACCAGAGGGGGATAACGTGGAGGATGTCATACGCATCCTCTTACAGACATATGAATCTTTGCTTGCAGGAGCTACAAAGAAGAGTATAGATCAGACCCTCGAAGCAATAGCCTCAAACGCTGTCGTGTTCTCTGAGGTACAGGACTACATCCTTAATGTTAATACGTCCATCTTGGCTACGACTGAGACTAACACAGACGGAATAGTTGGAACTCACAGACACTATGCTTTCGCCAAGCCAACAGGGTATGGGGCAACAAACAAGCCCATAGGATACCGCTGGGGGGACATCCTACACCACCATGAGATTCTCGACGGCGTTGTGCAACCTCATATAGATGAAGATGGGGTTTCCCACACCCACGAAATATATTTCGGTCTGCCTGAAAACACACTCCAACTACAGAGCAACTTGTTAAAAACCCTGAGTGTCTTGAAGCCCGCCCACTTGAGAATAGGGGGCGTGTCTTCCGTAATCTCGGAACGAGATAGAATCTCACCCAATGCAAACGATGTTATAGACGGCCTAGACTCAATCAGTCTTGGTCTAGGCTCTCTCTATCAAGAGGACTTAAGAAGAGCTCGGGTAGGTGTGCCTGAAGATGAGATATTCGGTTACGCCGAAGGTAATCAAATAAGATTCTGGAAGCACGACATAAGCATCGCAGATAACCTGTGTGCAGTGTGGGAAGACATAGACCCTAACACCTTGCAGAAGACGGTGTACTCTCAGAAACTGAGAGCAATCGACACTCAAGACGAGATACCCAACGACCAAGTCGATTTCTCAACAGGGGACACTTTAACCTTTATTCGTGAAGTAGGTACACAGTCAGCCTTCGCTACTGACGTGAGACTAAAGGGGGGAGCTATGCTGCCACCCGAGGCTGGCGAAGTCGGGTCTTTCAATTCTGTCTTTGCAAATGACGGAGAGCCACTCCTGTATAGCAGAGAGGGTAAAGTGTATTACCCTTCCTTGTTAGGCTATGAGGGGGATGCCGTAAATCCACCCCTGAAACCTTATGGGTACAGAGTCTCTCTCTCCGCCTCCGTGGTCACAGTAGACTCTCAAGTGTTGAAACAAGGACTTGTTAAGTTTCGACTTACCTCAAACCCTTGGACTACCCGTCGAGAGATCTCCTACTTCACAGAATCTTTTGAAGCTATAGGTAACAATGCTGACGTACTAGACTTGCCTTCGAACTTCCAAAAGAAAGTTCTCAAGACCCACTCTGGTGTCCCTATCATTTCTTCCGATTTCATACTCAAAGTGAACGGGGTCGTATTAGAGGACTTCTTCTTGGATGTGGGGAAGAACAAGATAAGCTCCACAGGTGCCTTCGCTCGGGGTGATGACATCGAGATAACATACCCCAAAGCGAGTTCTGAAGTTAGGCTATTTCGAGAGTTGAACAACCTTGAAATAACCCTCAACGCCACAAGACCTGTGCGGAGTGTGAGTCTGTCTGGCAGGGGAGGTGACAGTCAAAGAGTCATTTCCACCACGCCACCCCTTTCTTATGTCTTAAACTCCGTTGCAGGCGTATTACCTCTGACCCAATCAGAGAAGACATCTACATATTCTGTTCAGAACTCTGACATCCTCAACACACGCAACCAAAATCTGAATAGTACGTTTACCTTGAACAGAGGGTCTCTGAATCAAAACTTATCTCAAGATCAAGTTTACGCCCCCGCAACAAAAACTTTAACCGCCACCAAGAGCGAGATCTTCTTCACTCAGCTAGGGTTCATCCCTTCTTTCGTCTATTCTGTAGTAGATCAGAATGCAATCAGTTACACCTTTAAGGTCACTCAAACTAGCCTCATCTTAGACGGTTACACAAGCCCCGTGACTTTAACTATATCTGCCGTCTCCTCGATGCCCCTTAATCTTGAGCAAGATTGGTTTAAAGGAGAGAGGCTAGCTGAGGGGCAAGCCTTTCTCGCTAAGAAAAGCACATTAGGTCTCCCCGACCTTCTGGAAGATCGCCCGCAGGATATTATTCAAAACCCACTAGGGATAGACCGAGACCGCAACATTATAGCTAATCGAGTAGTCAAGGAGCTAGGGCATCGAGGAGAGTACGCCTTTTATGAGGACGAGGTCGCGAGTTACAATCTTAACGGGTCTTCGGGGTTCTTAAATGACCTCAACATCATGTCTTACAAAGACGAGATGCTTCATCAAGACCCCACCCTATATATCTTAGGCCCTAGAACCGAAACAGAGACCTCAACGGTAAACACGATCCCAACCTACCTGTTCTTTAACTATTTATTCCTTAACACTTTTGGAGGAGACAGCCACTACTTCTCTATTTACAGGGTTGGACTTGACGGCGTTAAGTATTACCAGACTATCACGCCGAGGGCTGACTCTAATGGTTTCTCTGCTGTTGAAGAATACCCAAACCTGCCTGCCCCCAACGGAGCACCTCTAGCCTACCGATTTGTAGATGATGGGTCTGGTGGAGGTTTCAATCTCAACTACTCGAACGGGGATCTTGCAGACAACTTTTTGGCCGAGGTTAATGCTTCATTCAACCACATACCAAATCAGACGTACTTCATAGAGCTCTTCATGGAAGAGGATGGAGGAGGGGCAGACTCCTTGTTCTTTTTCTCAAGTGGGTCAGACGCCTCGATTGTGTTAGGGGCATCTTGGGATACCTCCAATGAAACCTACAGGTTAGATGATGCTTTTGGTGGCGGGCTAGGTGTGACCTATTATTATGAGGTCTTGTTCGCAACCAATCCAGGTGAGGTCGTTTCTTTTGATATCACATTAGACGAATTTCCTGCATACCCCAAAGACCCTGAGAATATCGGTCTTACTCATGATATCCTAGAGGTCGCCTATTACGCAGAGGATGTCTTCCCTACCCCGACGTTAGGGTTTGATTCTAACGTTAACTTCATGCCCTCCAGCCCTGACGGAAGCACCCCTTATTTCCGTCAGGTTGAAGATGAACTCGCATTTGATGCAGTAGCAGAACATGGTTTAATCAACCTTGTCTCAGACAATGAGAGTGGATTAACTTTCTCAAGTCTCGTTAGTGCGAGCCTTTTCCTGAGACCTTCTTCTGTAGATGAGATAATTGCGACCCCAGAAGACGAGGTTGGAGTAGCTTTAAGATATCAGATACCTAACCTTGAAGAGGAGATCTCTTTATCTGACGAGATTGAATATACGTATGATCTCGGAAATGTTCTTATTGAAGACGACCTGTTCCTAGACGATGAAGTTTCTACCCACCTTGAATACTTAGCCCCTCTTTTAGAGAGCGACGCAAGTCTCTCAGATGAAGTGACTGCGAGGATCACGTCGTTCAAAGTAGACTCAAACTCTTCTATCTCAGACGAAGTAGGCACAATCTACAGCTTCACTCCGTCGAGTGTGGGAGATAGTTCGCCTGCACCTTCTGATGTTGTCACAACCACCTTCAGTTACCAAACACCAGAGCTGAATACAGACGTTCCCGTTCTCACTGACGGGGTTTCTATAAGAACGCCTTCCGTGTCGTTATCTTCTTTGCTAGAATTGAGCGATGAGGTTTCAGCCTCGTATTCCCTATCCCCCGTCCATGTAGAAAGCTCTCTTGGCTTCTCCGACACAGTGTCTATTCTCCCGAACTATCAGCCTGTGACACTTGACGATGACTACCCTTTGCCTACGGATGATGTCATAGATTCTCTTTCGTTACTGACATCAGATACTGTTTTCATATCTGACGAGGTAGACACTTCTTATCTGCTCTCCAATATCGCGATAGAAGACAACGTGACAGTTGACGACGAGACTACTGTGGTATTCCGCTATACTCCAATATCAGTTGAGAGCTCAAATGCCTCTATCAGTGATGGTACCGAAGAGTCTTTGTCCCTGTTCTACACAGACACGACTTCATTATCCGACGAGGTGAGTACACAATATAACTATGCGTCTGTGTCTGAGGGCTCTGTGGCTTCTACCTATCTTGATGATGTCAGTACCACTTCAAGGTATTTGATGACAGGCACAGTTGAAGCTCAGGACGAGGTCTCAATATCTGTCGCACTCAACAAGAGTGTAGGAGACACCGTATCCTGCACGGATGAAATCTCTATTACACCATCGCTCTCTCCCGTAGAAATAGGAGATGCCGTGAGTGCTAGTGATGAAGTGGATACATCATACTCACTCAGTATGGTATCCCTCGAAGATGTCGTAAGTGCTAGTGATGAAGTAGATATTACTTTAAATGAACCCATAGGGCCTCTTAATGTAGAAAGCCAATTAAGCTTCACAGACGAGGTGGTAATTGTGGAGCGTGCTGAAGTATCCAGCTCCCTATCTTTGTCTGATGAAGCAAACACCTCTATAGGAGAGATTGTTACGCCCTCCCTCATACTTGGAATTAAGTATAATGACTTCGCATTTGCCGACAACGAGCTGTTCTCTATATACAAGGGATCAATGGATACTCTTGTGTACCCCGATGTCTTTGCAATACAGCCAGACTCAAACAGCATTAGCCCTGTTGTAGTGGCTGAAGACAGTAAGGAGATCAGGATAAGTGCGGCTCTAGCAGACACTAGCTACAGTAACGCCAATGATGATGCTAACCTGAGAATAGGTAGCTTAGAGTATGACACAAATTATACCTTATACGCCTATACCGAGTTTTTGGACAGCTCCCCTGATATCTCCGCAGCATTCAGGGCAGGGTCTTCTGCCCTAGACCCCTCTGCTTTCTTGTTCGGGAAAGGATATAACGACCTAATGCCTGGTAATCCCTCTTCAGGAGACTCTGGGAAATACTATTTGCACACTTTCCGTATCCGAAGCTCGGATGATGTCGTTGTTTTCAACGCAGATAATCCGAACACCTTCCCTTTCGGCTTCTCTTCAAATGCGAGGCTGTATATGCACTTTAAGTTCACGCACTCTGTCTCAGGAGACGATTCGGCAGTATTTAGACTTAGGGAAGCGAAATCGGAAGCCACGTTCTCTAGTCCTGACGGGTCTCCTGCGGACACAACAGGTTGGGTGGCTCCTAGCATACACGCAAGTATCGCAGGGTTATCTAACTCCGCACCCAGCGGAAATTACGTTGAAACTACCCTACCTAATTCTACGGTGAGTAACACGGACAATGACGCTCAGGTGTCTTGGGATTTAACCGTCGGCACAAGATACCACTTGCAAACCACTCAGTACGACAACAACCCTGACTTTGAAGTCTGCCTAGAAGCGAGAGCTGAGGACAGCGGGGCTTCTTGGGACACCACATACTCTTCGTCGGACACGCTCGAGTACACAGAGCTTCTCACTAACAATGATGGTCTCGAGACCACATGGAACCACTTCTTTACAATCCGTAAAGACGGGTTCATCATCTGGGAGCAAGATCCTTCTGGGTCTTAATACTCTTTTTATACACCCTTACCCTCAGACCAATCAAAGGAGAAACTGATGTTTAACATTCAAGGATATGTAGAAGTCACCCTCAAGGACGCCCAAGGCAATGTCCTACAGCACGAAGAAGGCCCTAACACTGTTGTTCAAATGTCGAATAACATCCTCATGGACTCAATTCTTCCTCGTCTAGGCTCAAACGGCGGTGCGACTGCCGTAGCTAACAGACCTGAAGGATCAAACATGGACGATGATACCGCATTCCCTAATGGTGGTAATTACATCGGACCTGCTGGAGCGAGCACTAACACTTCAGCCGCACACACGATTAACAACATCGGCTATATCGCTGTGGGTGACAATGTCGGAACAGACTCTGCGGGTAACGCTCACCTTATCGGAGACCAGAACACTGACGTTGGGAGTCCGAGCACGCAGGTAAACATGGTGGACGATTCTTTCAGTCTCACTAGCACAGCCCCTTACTTCGCAAGGATTGTAGATTCGGTGTCTTTCCCTGCATATAACAAGATCCGTTTTACCTCTACGTTCGCCACTACGGAAGGTAACATCACAAACGGAATAGCGGAGATCGGGCTTTGGACTGCGGGAGACAACGTGGACGCAGAGGGGTTTGTAAACACCACTACTCCTACCTCGACCTCCAACATGAGGCTTTTCGCGAGAAAAGTGCTTTCTAACACCATTACTAAGACCGACGATGGTACGCTTGAGATTAGCTACACCATCACACTTAACGCTTAATAATGGGTTGAAGTAGGAGGGGATCTTTTTAGTTATTTTATCACCTCCATGTCATACCCCAGAACTTGTGGAGGAAAACATGATCAAATCTAGAATAACACCCCCTCGTACTTCTGCATTTAACTTAGGATTTGGCTTCAAAGAAGCACAAATTCAAGTGAGAGGCGATGTCTTTGCAACCCTCACGTCCCCCTCTGGGGATGAAGAGATTGTCATAGATAAATCGAACATCTACACCCTAGACGGTGGGGTTCTTGCCGCGATCCTCTTTTCAAATAATGCGGGAGCGGGTAACGCCCGCTTTGTTAATATGTTATCCGTGGGTACGGGTGCCTCTGGGTCTCAACAGAGCCCTGATATCCCCGACTACCAACAAAGGGGGTTGAATTCCCCTCTGTATAAAAAGACTTTCTCTAGTGTACTCTACCGAAAAGCAGACGGCTCTTTGAGTGAAGACGGTAACGGTAACCCAATACCTACAAACATTGTAGACTTCACCACCACTTTTGAATCCGCAGAGGCTGTAGGTGCGTTGACGGAGATGGGTCTTGTCTCCTCTTTGAATGAGACACCTACGGGGTTTGTAAGCAACCCAAATAATTTCCCTCAAGATAGGGACATCACCGAGAATATCAACGCTTACGACACTTTAGTGAATTACCTCACCTTTCCTGTAATCAACAAGCCTAATGGGGCGATACTCGCGATCACATGGCGACTTACTTTCTAAGAAGGGTTGATTATGAAATTTCTTTCCTCTACCAGCAGAGACCTAGACCCTAAGAACTATGCTTGGGACTCTGTAGTACACCAATTCAACAGGCCACTGCTCGACAGTGAACTCAACTTAGCACAAGACTTGTTGAATAAGAAGCTCACTACACCATCAGGAGTTCTCTCTTCTCAGGCAACAAGGGATGCAGGCAAGATTGTATTTGAAACACCCTTCACAGGAGATAGTCCAAACAAGGTTTCTAACCCTTCTTTCCTCGCTAATACTCTGAACATTGAGAGGTTCAAGGCATCCGTAAATGGTATGCTGGTTGACGTTAAGGGAACCAACTCCACAGATCCAAGCATGAACCGTGTTACTCTTTCAGAGCCTCTAGAGACAGGTAGTCTTGTAGACTTCGTGTTCCTTGAAGTATGGAGAAAAGAGGTCACTCCTTCTATGGGAGCACGGGCGAGGCTACGAATAGCAAGCCCTCTTGACAATGACACCCTCTCCTTTGCAGACAGTGTCACCACTGTTACCTTAACAGCGGGTGTGGATTTTCAAGTAAGCAACTCTAGCCCAGAGACAGCTCGAAACCTCTCTGATGCAATCAACAATCATGGAGGGCTGGGACTAGGGCTGACAGTGGGTAATGTCAAGGTGACTTCTGAGACGAGAGGCACGCAATATCTCTTCCTTAGTTTAACAGGCGGAAGTCAGGGCAACTCTCCCACTTTTAACATTACGCCTAATAGCACAGGGGTAACTGTAGTAGGTGTCCCCGCAGGCGGGTCAGATGGAGAGGGTAAGCCGAACGCCAACAAGGTCTATTACGCAGGCAATCTGGACAGTCACAGCAGCCTATACCTAGACGACAATATTCAAGACCCTACCCTAAATGTGTCTTCGAGCAGAAGAGTTCAGGTTCAATACCGACTGAGGGTACACCAAATCTTTAACTATGCTGTTTCCCAAAACATCTTTGGATTTGAACATTTTAACCTTCGAGCTCAGGGGTCTAACCAAGCCCCCCTTAATAACTTCTCTTTTTCCAAACACATCGAAGATACGGGGCTTTGGTATTCGGGGTCGGGTTCAGAATCTGATTCAGAGAATCTAGGTACGGTGGACGGCTATATCTATGCGATCCCTGTTGCTTTTGTCTATCGAAGAAACAAGCCCGTTAGTGGCACAGAGGGGTTTCAACCGCTCGATAGATACAATACGGGAGTTCTACATGACCATGATGGAAGTTCGCTCTCAGGGAACATCTACATAGATAATGTCCCCGCTACAGATTCAGACCGCCCTGATGGTTTGTTCGCTGATGAGATCTCCGAAGAAGATGTCTTGGATCTGAGGAGAAAGGTGTTTCCTCAAGGATTAGATTTGTCTTCGGAACTGAGACGCCAATACCACTCTCTTTTAGACGGAACAAATAAGACTTGGATTGCCTCAGCTCACAATCTAGCGGATACGGGTAATGGGACGGCGGGGATATCACACACACCTCTTATGTGTGATGTTTTTGGAAGCTCCGCTAACACCTTGAACATAGGCAACCATAAGAGAGACTTCAATCACTTTTCCAGAAGGTTCTCAAATGCCCCTGTTGTAGAGAGGGTCTTCATCGTGATCTTGCCTAGTGCAGGAGGTAACCCGCAAGGTGTTTCCTACACAAATTCCCATCCTGTTCAAACGGGATGGCATGAGGGAGATGTGGTTGAGGTTGATATATCTCAACTCGACTCTAAGGGAGACATCAATTGGCAACCTCTAGATATCCTCCACACCCCTGTTAACGGCATTAGCCTACCTGCAGGTACGAAGGTAACAGATATCGGGCTCTGTTGGCACAATGACGGACACTATGTAAACACAATAGCTCAAGACGTTGTATTTACTAGCATCTTGGGGCTTGGTACTGACACGATCACTTTGACCTTTGCAGAGAACAGTCTCATATCAAATGGAGGCACTCTTGCTGGTGCTGACAGACCCCTTGTTAGTAATGACTTCGCGGTGAGTGGTAGTGTCAACACTGTCTTGGTGGAGTTAATATTAGAAACACCATCTGGAGATTTAGGGCTAACAGGATTGGTCAGTGAAATACCTGACACGCATAAAGGCTCATACTCTACAGGGTCTGTCATCCCCTTAAATGATCCTGAAAACCCCCAGAACCTCTATCCGAGTGTCGGGAATGGGGTGACATCCCCGATTGTGAACTTCAGAAAAGGCAAAAAAGAAGTCACCCTAGAGTATGTCTATGGGCTGAGAACTGATAATTTTGTGTCCAGCAACAGCTCATTTACACGGCTACCTCACAGGGTGTATGGCGATACCTCTACTATCGTAATGACGGATATTTCAAACCCCGCAAGCCCTACTGTCCTAAATTTAGATTCTGCAAACTCTAAGTTCTCACACTCAGAACCTATTTTGAGCTGGGTTGGAGGATGGGTTAGTGGCCAGAGGGCAGTTGAAGTCCAATACCACCCTGTCCTTCCGTACCACGCTACGGACACCTCAAATAGTAGTGTGTTCGTCTTTTACAATAGAATTGCACCTCAGACGTGCGGGTCGGATTTCCCTCTCGCACAAGCCAATATAAGCACAAGTAGCGGTGGTGTTGTACCTGTTGAGTTGGAACTCCAGCCTTTGGCTATCGGAGACAACATTACCTCCCTCTCAAGATCCGACTTCTCTTATCCTTTTGAAGAACCTCTTGAGCAGTTGGCTTCCGCACCTCTGGCGGAGAGTCAAGGATACAATGAGTACCTTGTCTTAAACAGCAACGAGGTCTTCTTAGACGATCTTACTATTAACACGGGAAGCGTAGACCTACCTGCATTGGTGCCAATATCTTCTAACACCAATATTCAGCTAGGGAGTACCTTAACCCCTCCTGTGAAAGACAACTACAATCGTGCTTTATACAGGACAGTGATTGAAGACACATACTTCCCTGCGAGCTTTGCTAAGAACCTTTCTAACATCAGCAGGCACTACAAGAACGTCGCCCCTTGTCTGATGAAAGTAACCTCTGACTCTCACACCCTCTTCAGAAAAGGAGAGGTGGTCTTGGTCTTATTCATAAAAACTTCTAGCTGGGGGCAGAGTGTCTCTGTAGACATGAGGTCTGACCTTAACACTAATCTTGTTGTAGCTTGTGTTTACCGCACTGACAATCTCATTCTCTTGGGGGAGTAATCAAATGCCAAAGAAAACAGTAGAGACCGATTCCACCACGGTTGCTTCCTCTCAAGGTACAGATCATATCAGCATGGTATCTTCAGGTAGCTCAAGTTCGGAGTTTATCGTCAGAGCCTCTGACATAAACTCTTCCAATAACTTAGGAGGGTTCATTGGGGAGAACGTACAATCTAACTTGGATAGTCTCTCTTCAGAGGCAAGAAAGAACAGACCTCCCCTTATGGGACAAGATCCCGTCACCTTTCAAAATCAATCGGGTGCATCTGCGACTCACGACGGGAGGCCTGATTGGGGAGCTGCGAAGATAGTAGACACCCCCGCTTGGATGCACCGCAACAGGGTCTGGGTAGAAAATCGAGAGATGCCCCACATTGGTTTTGGACACGCACAAGACGACGCTACGTTCACAAACTTCAAATGGGTAAATGAAGGCGGGGTTTATGATACAATCAACCTCAACTATAGAGACAATGACCAAATGAGCTATTATGGGCTAGGGGACACCCAATTTACTCATGTTCTGTTCCCTCAGATCTCTCAGTCCGTGCCTCGATCTTCTTTCTCCTATGTAGAAGACAGTCTGATCTACCCCTTCTACTATCAAGAATCAATCTTCGGTAGTGAGACACGGAGCGACTTCTTCAATGCCACTACGAGTAATACTCTAGGTATGAGTTCAGGTAGAGGCAGGTCTTCTTTTGGTGTCAAAGAAGGAGAGCCCTCAACTGCGGTAGCTCCAATAAGCTCTCAGGCTTATCAGCCTTACCTCAGTAAAGATCTCTTTGACAATAAATCAAACGATATCGGCCTCGTCATCTCTGGGACTCTGTTCCCCGCAGATCGGGGTGTCTTAGCCCTTATTCGCTTCCCTTCTAATTCAGACTCTGTCTCTGCAGGCATTAACACCCCCGCAACAGACTATAGCGAAGTCTTGAGTCGTGTTGTCGGTGCGATCAACTTAGGTCAAGGGGTGGGGCAGAGTGACGGTTTACCTGGTGGCAGTATCTTCAGTACATCTGAAGGCTCTGACTTCCCCTCCCTCAGATCAGGGCAACACGATCTCTATGAGTTACACACAGGTAACTACGTTCTAGGCTCACATAGAACAGGAGCGAACCCCAATCTCACAGCAGACCCTACTATCGGTCAGGTCAGGTTGCTCACCGACCCTCTAGCATTTAACGTAGAGGATAACCAATACCCTCTTGGAGTCCCCGTACTCTTCTCTCCATACGAGTACTCCACATCAAGCAACACAAAGACCCTTGTCGATAATAGGAATTTCCTCTCTTATCGCCTCCCCGTGTTAGAAGACTACTCCCCAGACGGGGTGGTCACGCAAACAGAAGAAAGGGATAGGTTTTTTGTTAAAAAGACCCCAAACCTAGATCAAGAGAACCCTGAGTACCGAACACTATTCTCAACAGCGGGGGGCTTCGTTACCTTTGGGGGGAAAGATAACTACAGCTACCAAGTAGCGAGGTATCGACATGTCGTAAATCTCATGGATCTTGCCCCAGATACCTATGCGAACATCACCGCATTGACTGACAACCCTGAATACAACTTCGGGTCTTTCGCTCTATTACACTTCAAAACAGAAGCGGGTTTTGAACGTCTTGTACGCGATGGCATACCCCCCTCAGATGAGGAGCTATACAGTCAAAATCTTTTAGACTACTCTGATCTTTCTGAGAACATCAGAGTTGATCAAGGTACGGTTGGAGGAGATGGGATCGAAGATGGGCGAGAATCCTATGCCTCTGCTTTAGGTTTGAGCCTGTTTAGGCCTAATGTCTGTTTCGAAAAAGCTAGGTTCAGTGACAGACCAGCCAACGCCGAGATCAATGCAAGTGTCAAGACAGACTACTTGTACCCAAACTACAACTCAGCTAACTCTTCAAAGATAAACAGAGACAATAGCTATTTCTCTTTCATTTCGGGTGTGATCTATATCTCACCTACGATGCCTTTTGTCTATGAAGGACACCCTGATGAAGACGGCGTCGCGATTGATCTCACACCAGAAGAAAGTAAATTCTCAAAGATAAGAAATGAAATCCAAATCACGGGTACGGCTGACGACAACGATCTAATTCGATGGGTCGATTCAAGACCCTCAAAAACCTCTACTGTCAGACCCCACACCCAGCTCTTATCGAGCTCTTTGACTGCTCAGAATAACATTACTGCATTAGATAGCATGTTTAATGATTTTGTGCCTACAGGTCAAAGTGTGTGGGTTGAGGGGTACTCTGGATCTTTATCGACAGAGGTTTACGCAAAAGGGGATGCCGTAAAGCCGATATCTGACCTTTCAGCCATAGACCCGAAAGACGGACTCTGCACCCTATCAAGCTCTGCGACTCGGACTTCAATTCTGATCAATAACCCGCACAGACAGTGGTCAAACGTAGGCGTCGATGTTGTGATCGACGACGTTGAGACCGTTCTAGGTAACGCGGTCACTAATGACTCAAAGGTCTTATATCACTCAGCAAGAAAGATCTCTCTACTTGAACTTCATGGTTCAAGATTATCTCCATCGGGGACAACTCTTGGGGGTACTTCTATTTCTTCCATATCCGACGTATTTAGCCCATACGGAGACGACGGATATCCTGGGGGCAATGATGAGAGTTTCCTCCACGGTTATGTTTTTGCTTGGTGGCAGAACACAACAGCAGATGTCAGCCAAGACTACAACCCAAAGACATCAGGTCAATCCTTCTCTGTGTATCGGTACGACGAAGAAGGTTATAAGGTGTATCAGAATCTAGAACTTCTCCCGATTGGAGGGGTTATAGCTAACGGATACGCTCTCGAGCTGTGTTCTGGCTGGAAGAGAGTTGATGAGAACGGAAACGATGTAAACACATCTAGCACGTTTAAATACCCACAAGACCGACCCGTATATAGGCCGACCGAGAGCAACTTCGAGAGGACATCTTTAAGATCTCACGCGGACGCTAAATTCCTCATGGTTAAAGATGTGGAGTACTACATCGAATGTTACCCTTCAGTACCATTCACATCTGGGTTAGGGCCTGATCCTTCTACTTACGATGAAACCACCGTGAACCAGACAATCTTCACTCTTGGAGGTTCAGGGTACTCTGACCTACAACTAATCATTGAGGGGGAAGAGAATCCTGCACAAGATGTTTGGGCGGGTTATTTGGGGACTAATGGCTTATATTCTAACTTGGGTGCTGTTAATGATAGTCAATGTCAATGGCTTGGTGTTAACCTAGACCCAACTCAAGCCCCTTACAATGTTAGCCCTCAAGCAGATCTCGGTAACACGTCTCATGTCAGGGGTGTCATTTACATAAGGAGTTCTAGCTCCTTTTCCTATGACGCGGCGAAGCCTCACCCCCATCCTCAACCTAGTGTTGACTACAATGGACACATCAATTATGGAGTCTCTTTCCTAGAAGTAGCTCCAACGGGGAACAGGGAGCTTCCTGAGTATGGGAACTTCACACAAGACGTAAGAGGGTACATCACAGTCTCAGGACTAGGTAATGAACCATTCTACACAGAAGATCAAATCCACGCGACTGCACCTGAGTACAATTCTAGAATACCCCTTAAGTCATTGTTCACACTCAGGAAAGACACCCAAGAAAGGTTCTTAGATGAGTCTTACCGAATGGAGTCTAGCCTCTATCACTTGTTGCTGACGCCAGACGATCCTCTATCTACCACAAGGTATAGCAATACCTCCGCAAGCAACAGCTATGATCCCTCATACCTGTTCGGTGCCAACAACTTCCTTGTTGAGAACCTCCAAGGGCCAGGCATCCCTCATGCAGGGTCGGGTATAAACAAAGGGTACATCTGCGTTCCTGTTCGAGATGAATCAACAATAAGTCCCGAACTCTTTACTCAGTTGAGAGATTCAGATCCTGCAGATGATCTTTTCCGAAGGACGGCGGGTCATGGTGGTGCAGGCTACCTGCGAAATAGCTGGCATGTCAGAAGATCCTCAATGTCCTCTGACCTCGCTGAAAGTGATTGGAGAGAAGCTCAAGTCATCGGTTTCCCTGACATGACGCGAAATCTCTTGAGTGGGTCAAAGTACGGAACACCCCCTCGCGGCATCCTTGTTTACCCACACTTAGACTTTGACGGCAACAGTCCTTTCACTCTAGAAGAGCAAACCGTGGGGAGCAATAACCTCATCAGCTCGAACGAAGGATATTTCTTACCTAACGCAGGAAAGGGGTCTTCTGACACAAGAGAAGGTACCGATTGGTTAGATGATGATGGGGGCAACGGTGGCGTTAGCTTAAACCCTAAGCTGAGACACGCCCAACCTAACTACAACAAGGCTGCCCTCTTGAGTGACTTTGCAGACCCTAACGAGTACCCTGATGTGGGTTACTTGAGAGCCTTTGATGTCAACTTTGGGAAGAACCCATCTCTTACTCCCCAACACCCTTATTGGAATCAAGATTGGAACGAAACCACTTCTACAGGGACTATGTATAGGGGCGGAGGAGGGGCTCAGAACTACGGCTTGATTGAGAAGAAGCAGTGGGTGAGGGTGATGCAAGACTCAAGAGGCGAACTTGAATTTGCACCTGTGAAGCTAAGGCTCGTCGGCGTCGATTGGAATATGATTTCGTTCATGGACACGGGATACCCTCTCCAGAAGAGAGACGGCATGGTTCACGAAGTAGACGGAGGCTACTACTTAGTGAAGAAGAGAGTGATGAGAGTCTTTGTTAAAGTACCAGGCCTCACCTCTTGGCTCGATGTCGGCGTGTTCGACAACCAAGTAGGGGAGTCTTATCGGCAGTGGAGGGGTGATAAAACGGACTCGGATGTTGGTTTTGCTGACCCAAATGGGGCGACCTCACTGAAAGAGAGTACGGAATTGGATGGGGCGGGCTGTTGTATCTCCTACTCGGAAAAGTTTTTACCTGAAGAAGGACTCGTCTGCCTAGATTTGGACTTAAATCTAGGCATGATTCCATCATTCAACTCATGGGGTGCGGACGAGAACTCTGCGATAGGTTATGACAGTAACTTGGTTTCAGATGAGTATCTCGGCTTTGTTAAAAACCTGAGAGTAGACAATTGCCCCTCCGACAGGGTTTACTTACATAGGCAAAACAATAAGTCTGCGAGAGACGTGGACATAAATGGAGCTAAGAACTTCGAGTCTCCGATCCTCGTTAAGGTTATACTCTCACACCCAGAACACCCTAAGTACGAAGTACACCCAGATGACAATACGAAACTAGTCAACTCGACAGATATTGATGACTTGACTCTTGAAATAGCGGATATCGCTAATGCGACCCCTAACAACGTCTCTATTGTAGATATACGCCCTTCCCCTAACACTTCATATCTTGGGCATTCATGCCCACCAGATGACAGAAGCCCTCTCTGGGCTCGCAGGGGTTTGATGGGTATAGAGGTGCTTCGACAAGACGGGTCTAACTATGATAGAGATCACGTCATGGGACGACCTGATTACACAAGTATTGACCTATATGGTAACCCCACTCTGTATTATGGGAGAACTGAGAACGGTCTGGTCTATGAGACGTATGAGATGTCTACAAGTGCTTTGACGAATAAGAGAACTTACACACATGGGTCTAATGTATCACCTTCAGAGCTAAGCTCCGATTACAAGAAGCCCGTGAAAGGAGAGGGTTAATGCCTGCTATATTCAAGAGATCGGATGATGACCTCATTCAAGTCTTACCTTCCTACTCAAACTCTCTGCTGACAGAGATGAAAGGAAAGTACGTTATAGACTACCCTGAATTCTTGGAGGTCAATAGGGAGATGACCCAACTCGATATCTCTCTACCTATAGCAAATATCAAAGCTAATGTTAAAAGCATCGCTGAAGATAAGATGAGACAAGCGTTCCCCCAATTTGAGACGTTCCAATTCAATTACCTCGAAGACAGCACAGAGTTTTCAAACATTTTCTCTGCGGACAGCTTTCCTGACCCTCTCTCGAATGCTTTCTTGAGAGCGGGGTATAAGCAAGGGGACACCCCTAATTCTACTTGTGTGCTAGGTCGGACACCTAGAAAGAATACAGTTGAGGGTTCTGTTCTAACAGTAGATTCTTCTTCACCCTCTAATAGATGCCTTGTGACACTTGAAATAGATGTCGCATCCAGCACACAAGACGGACTTGGTAGGTTCGACTTCAAGATATACTTCAAGGACTGTGTGCGTAAATACACCAAGGATAGCACTAGTTTAGCAGGCACGCCCGCCGACGGCTATTCCTTGAACAAGGCGGGGGATGTCGGATACCAGACAAAAGTAGGCAAGGATAATTTCCTTAGAGTTTATATCTCTGGAGATAACGGCAACTCTTATTCAGAGATTGAGAACCTCACAACCTTCTCTTTCGGTCAAAGAAAAGATACAGTAAGGTTAGCTTTCGTGAATTACTCTGATTGGGACATCAACCTCCTAGCATACACATTGATGTACTGAAAATATAAGGTGACGAGATATGGATGATTTCAAAAGCTACGCAAGCAGAACCCTGAATACAGATAATACTCAATATAAGAATGTTATCTGGCAAGCAGGAAAGCCCCCACTAGACAGCGAATTGAACCTTATGGGTCAGATCGCGACTCAAAACCAAGCAAGCTTAGTTAGATCTCAAGCACATAGCGGGGTTCTTATTGACCCTCGCTCTGCAGACAGAGACTTTAGCTTTAGAAAAACATGGTCGAACTACTTTAGGCTGAAGCCTTTCAGTGCATTAGTAAACGGAAACCTCGTCACGGTTGAAGATCTCGACATTAAACTCCCTCCCCCTCCAGAATCAGGGGCTCGGACGGACTTCGTATTCCTTGAAATTTGGAATACAATCATATCCGCAGAAGGATCGGGAGCGGTAACTAATAAGCCTACCCCCACTACGATATACCAAAACGGTAATGTGGGTGGTCAAGACACTCTCGAAGATGAGTTGGTAGACGGACAGGTTGGTTTTGAGACGACAAAGAGAGTACAAACACAATACCAAGTGAGAGTCGTCAGTGGCGTTGACACCAAATCACACCCTGAAGGTATTTCAAGTCCTCTAGTGACTGCGGTAGGCCCTACAGACGGCCTCGCGAATCAGCCCTTTTCAAACGTAACAGGAGATGCTGGGTTGTGGTCAGCGTCCGTTAATGACGTTTACCTCTCAGAGAACACCATCTATGCAATACCTCTTTGTTGCGTGTTTCGACGCAATGAAGAACCTTATAGGGATGTCGCAAATGCAGGTGGGCCTAACCATAATGGGGCGGTAAACCGTAAACCATCTTCCACTTCTACTAACGACGCGACTTCTCTTGTTCAATCTAGCCTTACTGTCGCTATTACTAGAGATCAAATAGGTAACGTCACACTCTCTGACCTTGTAGGTTCTGGATTAGATGATTCAGATCTTTTTCCTGCGAACACCTCACGATTCTTTGTTCTCGGGCAAGGCATTAACCGTGAAGTGATCAAGGTTTCTTCCATCGACACAAGTAACAACAGGATAGTTATTGAAGAGAGAGGCGTCGCGGGATCTCAAGCTAAGTACCACATACCAGACACGCCTATTTCCCTGTTTAATCCGCGACCTGACTCAAAGTATGCCGACGAAGTCCAATTCGAAGATGTGCTTGATATGAGACACGCGACGACATTAGGAGAGTGGGACTATCAGTCTTTACTTGAAAGTTCCGTGACAGACCTCTTATTCGGAAGACTTAAGACTACATACAAGCAAAGCTCCGTCAATGCCTTTAGCAAAGGCACTGTCATTGAAGAAGTCTCTTACCTTAGTAGCGTAGCTTCAAACAGAACACATCAGATGGACTTCCCAAATGGGTATCGTGACACATGGTCTGATGCTTCTTATCCCCAGATGGGTCTGACCCTTTACCTAAAACCTACGGTTGCTACAAATAACGCAGGTCTCAGCACGGAGAACCTCGATGTGAGTAACCAAAACACATGGGAAATTGGGCCAGACCTCTCCCCCTCTGCATTCTTGTTCGATACCACACCCGTGCAAACAGGGTCTATCCTGTTTCTTACTCTAGACGGTGCTTTAGATAATCTGGGGTATGGGGTCAAAGGTAACACCATTCAAGACAAGGGTATCAGGTTCATCGCCCCCTCTGAGATAGGGACGCTTGGTCAAGTGAAGAGACCTCCGTTCATCATCGAACAATTAGGTGCTGAACACAACAACCTGAGTTATCCTACTTTCGAGAGTAACTTTGAAAAGCCCTTTATCGTACTAGGGAGACTTAGAGGAGCTGAAACTTTCACAACCTCTACCTCAGACCCTGATCGCAACAACCACAACTTTACAGTGCTTTATAAGAAGACGGCATACTCGGATTCCGAGATGTCGATTTCACAGGGTGGTGTGAATATAGATTTTGATGAAGTCTTAGCTCTCCAATTGAACTCAATTCCTTTGACTCAAGAGGACATCAGCCTCATCTCTTCATATGACTCTAGTGTCGTGACCAGAGAAGAATCAAACCTTTATGCTCTTGTGTATGGAGATCCTACAGACGGGTCTAGTGCTAATGGTGTATTTAGAGTCATCTCTGTGTCAGACAATTTCTCAGCCTCCGATTACTATCTTGATGTGGCGAACACTCTTTGGAATCCTTCGGCAGGTATAACAAACACTGTTATCCTACAACCAATAGATGACAGAGGGGTAAGACTTGCTCAAATCGCAGATGGTCTTGATTTAAGAGTAGAGTTCAGAAGCCAAAAGATCACTGAGCTTGATGATTCAATCGCAATTGCAGTTACGAGCTCCGATCAAGCAAGCAACTCACTCTACACTCAGAACGAGTTTCAGTTGAGCGTTTCAATCTTGTACCCTCCTGCACTAGGGGCAACTGCGAACGTGCCTTCAAGTATTCATAAAGTAGGGATCACACCCCCTAACAGAGATCACTTCTTGAGAAACGCACTCAGTGACTTAGATGTTTCTAATGCCTCTGCTCTGCCCCTGATCTCAGGTGAAATCGACCTTCCTACTAAGAACCATATCTCCTTGTGGAATAGGTTGCCCTCTTCTAATCTCCCCACGGGCTGGACTACCAACCTCGGAGGTAGGGTCATCAATGAAGAATCTGATCGGGAGAGTGAGGTCTTTAAAGATGAGGGGTCTAAGACTCTTATCCTTAGACCTTATCAGAAGAAGCAGGTTATTCTCCACCAGCACATCGAAGCGGCTGACCAAATTCCCACAAATTACTCAAACGGGCAAACTCTTGTAGATGGAGGCGGCCTCTTTGTTAAAAAAGGCGTGTATAGATTACCTGAAGCCCTAGTGCCTAGATTCGGTAGGCAAGACATCCCGATGCATACTCGGACATCAGGGAGCGATTCTTTCCTCTCAGGTCTAAATCACATATTCGCGGATAAAGTGACCGTCTCCGACGAGGTGTTTAACATTGTCGGAGGCGTCTCAAATGTCGGCAACCAAGGGGTTGAACCTGTCCTCTTTGACACTCAAGGCAACTACGGCGAATACGCACAGAGTCTGGCGACTGTGAATGCTATTGGTGTGCGGAAAAGAGAAGAAGGAGGTATTGCAGGAAATCGTACAGACTCCCTCCTTGTTCCAACAAGTGATTTTGGCACTTCACTACAAGGTGTGGAGCTCCCCCCTTATTACGGGGTGGCTCGCATCTATGGTGTCTATGACAGGGAATCGTACATAGCCCATATTGCAGGCAACGGTAATACTAGTGGTCACAACTCTGAGCGTGTTCTGCCTATTGATGCCCTCACTAACGGTCTATGCCCGAACTTGTTGAGGACAGATGTCTCAGACTTCACTCTCTACATCAACCAGAATGGTGGTAATGAAGATGTGAATGACCCCTCTTACGGTGATGCACACACCTATGTACTCACAGAACACGCCATAGACATCACAAGAAGCCCTAACTACAATGACACGAAGTCCTTTAAAGACTTCGATTATGTCATAGAGGCTGTTGTCTTCGGGTTCGCAAATGGGTTCATTAATAAAAACCAAGACGTACTTCTCAGGAAATATAATGGGTCTGGGGTACTCCGAAATGCGGTTGATACCAGCAAGATCACAATAGACTCCGTGATCCCTTTTGCTCCTCCTCAAGGATCAAAAGTCGCAGTCGCGTACAAACGAACCGTTTATCAAGGAAACCCCTTCTTTACAAAGGGCGTAAATATTCTTGATGACTCGGATCAAACCCTACCTTATGGCAGAAAGAGTGTAGACGACCTACAGCTCGGCAACAGGGATCAAAACACCGTTGAATTACCCAACAGAAGAAACCTGCAAGTTCTCGCGAGCATGGACTTTTATACCACTCTAGGTACGGGCAAGCTCGGCGGTGAAGTTTACCCTACCACAGTGACGGACATAAACCATACTGAGCACAAGCCTTTCAGGAATCCGACCCTATACACAGGGGCATACCCTAGTACGAAAACCTCCACATTTTCCCAACCCTCTCAAAAGGGAGGGTATGCAACGATCTTCCTTTTTGATAACATCGCGATCATAAATAAATACGCGACCGCGACTGTCTCGTTCTCAAATTCCAAAGAAAGCTTTAGCTTTCCTTTTGCAGGTTACGCAGACGCAACCATCATAGCGACAGAGCTCATGAACTTCCTGCAAGGCAGGGGATATGAGCTTTCCCAAGTTACGGGCGACTACACGCATGCAGGGTCAGATCACAAATACTATGGGATTTTGATCCGTGAACCTTATGCTAACTATAACACTATAATGTCTCTAGATACTCAGTTCGCGGGGAGAGATCTTCAGCTCTTCGAAGGCGTGCGGGAAGCCCCTATGAGCTTCAACTTCTATGATTCCGTTGTTGTCGGTAACAGAGAAAATGAGTATGGCCTCCCAAGTAGGACGCGAACCTCTGTGTCATTCTCTAAACCTTCGTATAACCCAACAAATGCAGGGTCTGGCATCACTCCTATATCTCTCGTAGGATTGACTTCGAGGCTTCCGCTGGGGTCTCTTGTCAGAGACGCAGATTTTGTGTGTGAAGACATACTCAATAACCAATCAAGCTACCTCTTCTCCTCTACGGGGAATATCTCTACACTGTCCAACAGTGTACCCGTCAACCCTGATGGCAGACCCTATTCAAGGTCTGTGGGCGTGTCTGGTGATATTCTCCAAATGACATCTGGAGACCTAAGTCAGTCTGTCCCTTTAGCTGAAAGCAATAACTATTACTCTGTCTCTAGAGGAAGCGGTGCTGTCTTCGGCAGTTCTGGAGATGTAGCAGGTTCTCCTTTCAGCTTCCTCACGACATCTCTTAACGAAAGTTCAAAGCCTGTACTCAAGGGGTCGGCTCTGGCGTGTAGGGCGATGCTCGTAAAGAACTTTTATGAAGAGTTTCAAGGAAACGTTAGATCCTACGGTGACGAACTCCAATTACTTGTCGTGACTCACTGTATAGACGGGGCTACAAGATCGCCTCTAACAGCAAACACAACCTCTTCTCAACTTACCATCGGAGGTGAGATCTCACCGACAGGGTATGGAGAAGGGTTTGCCGCCGCTGACAGATACCGAATTAAAGGCAGGCCTCTTTCAAAGACCCATTCAAACCAAGAAGACTTGAACATCAAACCTGCACCTTACAACTCCAAGTAAGTATCCCTAGAGAAACCTATTCTCAGGAGTGAATTGATACACCCCACTTTTAAATTTAATAAAGGCTAGTTCATGTTAACCGCCCCGCATTTAAGCAAGATTGAAAAGCAATGAAAAAGACAAAAACTCCGACAAGAGAAAGGACACAAGGAAGGGCGGAGTGCAGGTGCTCTAGCTGTGGTGTACTTCTACCAAAGACCAAATTAGGTTGGGGTCTGATCTGGCATGACGGGTCAGGTATGTGTGCCAAGTGTCTGTATAAGTGGCGTAAAACAGGGGGCTACTTTGAAGACCTCAGGAAAAAGAAAGAACGAGCTGAGCAGAAAGAGTTAGAGAAGCTCAGCGTCAACGCCAAAATGGAATATAATTCTTCCAACCCCCAGATTGAGACTTAGATCTGGCGGACTCTCTTAAGATCCCGTCTCGGATCTCGTTCTTGATCTCGAACATGAAAACAGAGGCAGAGGATATAAGCGAAGGGGGGACTTCAAGAAGCATGAGTCTTCGGTACTCTCGAGCAATCTCTTTACTTCTCTTCTTGAAACCAAAATTGAAGTCAACATTAGGGTCAAAAGAGGTCTCCTTGACGCTCTCGATATTTAAGCTACCCCCTCGACCTAACATATTCTTATAAAGTCTAGTGCCTTCCAGACTCCCATGTTCTCTGATAAGGGTGTCTTGAAGAGCTACCTTGAGTGCTTCCTCTTCGTCCTTGACTAGTATCTTTGTCCGATTAAGAAGATTTTTGAACTTGCCCTCCAGCACCTTCACAAAGACAGCTACGCTCTGCACCGTGACAGACCCCTTATCCACATAGGACACCTTGTAAGAGAAGTCCCCCTTGAGGCCTATGTTAGAGAGAAGAGACAAGCTCTTCAAGTCAAATATAGCACCCTTGATCTTTGCACGCCTAAAAGAAGTGAAACGGTCAAACTCTGCACCTGAAAAGTCTGCCCCTTTTAGATCCGCACCGTCAAATGTCGCACCTTTAAGGTCAGTACCCTTGAAAACAGCGTCCGTTGCAATCATATTCTCAAGGTTAATATCCCGCATATCCGAACCCGAGAAATCCCCCCCTCTAACGTCCACCTTCTTGCCCGACCAATCGAACTTGGAGAACTCTTTTTCAACGGCGTTCCTGAAGTAAGCGGTGTTCTCTTTTACCAGAGAGCTAGGATTCCGTTTCTCTTCCTCTTCGAGTTCTCTCTTGAGACTAGAGATCTCTTTTCTTAATTGCTCGATGACCTTTGTTTGGTTTTTCTTCTTGCGTCCCGACAGCTTATTCATGAGGTTCTCCCTTTTTACAATTAGGAGATATAAATAAAGTATTAGCCCGAAGCGAGATTCTGCCCTCGCGGGGGGCAGAACACAGAGTAACGCACACCCAATATGGGGTGTATGTCAGAACCACAGACTATGGCTCCATGTGAAAGACCAGGACTAGTGAGACTGATGCTTGAACCCGATATTGAGACTCCTGTATTACCTCTAATGGAGACGGCATTAGAGGTTAAAGATACACTAAGCCCCGCTGAGACTATCACGCTCCCCTGAGGGGAAGCAAACTTACAACCCGTAACGTCAGTCGTTTGTGTTGTGCCTGATACAGACAATGTGTCTACGCCAGAGAGGATCGTCTTTGTCTCTGTGCCTACCGTCACTTTCCTAGTGTTTGTAGCGGGGCCTACAAACGTCTCTTCTTTACCCCCATAGGCGTTCACATAAGAATCTGAAGCCCCTCCTACGTGACCTGAGACAGGGGTTGCCAAAATCTTGACTTTACGCACTGCACCATGAAGCGGATTTCCTTGAGGTGGTCCAGAAACGGAAATGTCCATCGACCCTACTGCGGTCTGTTTTATATTCTCTGAAGAGAGGTTTAACCCAGACCCTGTAGACAAAGTGAGTTGAGAAGAAGAGTTGAGTCGGATCTCTCCAGCTTGTGAGAAATCAACAAGGGGGGCTTTAAGTGATATTGAAGAAGCAGACTCTATAGAGATCCTTTTTTTACCGACAACCTCTACAGACACCTCCCTCCCATCACCATCTAAGTTAGCTCCCTCCTTAGAGGATAGTCCTTCTATCCGAGTTGTCCCCCCTGACAAATGAAGAGACTCACTCCCTCTGAGTACGGTATCTTCAGAGCCGATACTTATCTGACTGCTCTGTAGTCGAACTCCACCTGCTACTGTCATAAGAGCGGCATCTTCGGACTCGCTAGATATGAACCCTCTGTACTTCCCTCCTTTTGTGAATGAAGAAAATGTGTCTAGAGTATCTGGCAAGATTGGACTAATACGTAGCAAAGTCGCCGAGTGGTTCTCAAACAAGGTATCTGCGTCTGCACCGTTAAGTGAACCACTCTCCTCATCTACATCAGGCACTAAAGGAACGCCATATTGTTCAGAACCTTGGAAAGAGAAAGGGTCGTTACCTACAGGTGTGCCTAGAACCCACTCGATAAAGGTAGGTTCTCCTGATTCCCCCCGTGAGTTAGGTGCCCTGTCACTATCAAAGCCATCTGTCTGTTCTGTAACGGGGAGCATCCCATCTGTGGTGTGAGTCAGCTCAATGCGATATTCAGTAAATGCCTCCCCTTCTTCCACCGCATTGGACGCAAGCTCCCTGCCCACCCTGAATATAGACTTGCCTCCATAAGTAATCGCAGACCCGTCTGTCGAGTCATAAAAGTTCTCATCAACAAGACCTGCGTGATACAAGAACCTATAAGGATCAAGCGGGGGAGGGAACTCTCCTTGAAAGCTCGACTCAAGATTGTACATCTCATTTTCATCGAAAACGGAATCAGGGCCTCGCTGAAACAGAGGGTGTGGGGTCAGCTTCCCTGCTTCTATCGGGTCTTTTTCAAAACCGTCTGCCAATGGGTAGTAGGGCTGGCCTGAGTTGTCGAGCTGGATAGAGGAATTCCATTGGATTCCATCGGAGAACATCTCTTTAGGGAGGCTCCTAGCGTCTCTTTGAACCATGCCACCATAGACCCTAGCTCCCGACATCGCATGAAACTGCTGTAGAGATCTCATCACGATAGCTTGGTCTTGGTCTCTTAGGACAATTTCATTCGACCTGCGGTTACTTAGTAAAACGCTTTCATTTAGCACCAGATCTGAACCCTGAGAAGAACTACCCGCCACGTTACCTGGGTTGTAGTGTCTCATTTTATGTCTTGTTCTTTGGTGGTAGGCGGACACTTGTTGCCTTTTAACATTCGTGTCCACCCCCTCACCAGGAGCAAAGCTCTGAGTAGGCAACCAATCATGACCTAAATAACTAGCCCGAGGCCACCAAGCTAAGATTGCAGGTGTCTTATTACTAGAAGGGCCATTACTGTTACCCACAAACCAGCCCACGACGCATTGGTCTCCTACCTCTGGGATACCACCCATGAAATGCCTATTGCCCAAAGAGGGCATCAGCAATTCAACACCAGATAGAGGCTGAGACAAGTCTCCTTCCCCATGTATGATCTGAAGGGTACAACGCATCTCCTCAGAATGAATCTCTACAATCTTGGCGATACAAAGGGAAAGGGCGTGTCTACCCCTTGAAGGGTCTCCCTCTCGATTTGCGATGTCCTGACTTTGCTGAGCTACTGTTTTCCCTTTATTCATGAATTACCTCTCCTCTTGGCTGCGTCTTCATATTTTTCTTTGTCCGTCAAATCGGTAATCGCCTCGCCGATGCTTTCAGTTTGATTTCCAAGCCCATTAAAAGCATCGCCCACCTGATCTATAACCGACCTAAGCATATTCTGATTACTTGACAATCCGAAACCTTCCGCCCTCAGTGCTTTCTGATGCTCAATCCAAGCAGGTGTTTTAGCTCTTGAAGCACGGAGGGCCTCTGCTACGAGAGGGTTCTCTATATCCACCCTAGAGTCTTCAAGGTTTACCGCATCATACAGCAAAGTCGCCTCTGAAGTAGTTCCCTTACAGGAACACATCGCTTGATTACCTAAGTTAGGTCGGATCTCCGCTAACGTCTTAGGTACATTCTGGATGACCTGCTCGTCTGACCTTGTCATCATCGCGTTAGCCAGAGTTTGGAAGTTAAAGCCTCCTGTGGGATCTTTAGACTCATCGTCTAAGTCTAGGCCGTATGCTTTATAGTACCTCTGAACGACTTCAACACCTTGTGTACTGTAGATCTCAGAGATGCGGTTAAGGATTCTTCTCTTATACTCTTTTTGAAAAGACTCAGGGCTATCAAAGTCCCCTAGACTATCTCTTAGATCCTTTAACTGTTGTTGTGTGAAAATCTTGGAAGGGTCTTGTCTTAACAGTGCATCAAAAAGAGTTTTTCTCGCAGGAGAGAGCCCTCTACCATATTGGTATGCCCCAAACACCTCGTAACCTCGGTCGTCAGAGACAGGGAATATTGGAGAGATCATCTTGCCGTTCTTGAACTCTCTAATCTTCTCTTTCCTCGAAGTGCCACGATAAAAAGCTCCCTTGATATTCGGTCGGAATACCTTCTGAGCCTTTGAGAGAAGAGCACTTATCCTTGCGGATCTTGCCCTCTCTGTTGAACCCCATTCTCTATATAGATCGTCAAAGTCTCGGCCTAATGCGTTGAACAACTGAACATAGAGTTCCGAGGCTAAAATCCTCGCGAAGACTGTCTTATTAGTCACGTTAGGGATTGCGGCGGATAGTTTTTTTGTGTCTCCCAAAACGGAAGCTTGAAAATAGAAATCCGATGGGTACAAGGCTGGGATTCTCTGTCGAGACTTAAAAACACTCTTCTTCAACTGACCTAATGTTAAAGAAGGCTTATAGGCTCTAGCAATCGTCCGACTCAGGACTGCCACTACATTATTCTTGAAAGCATTTCCGTAATTGCCACCCCTCTCCCATCTAGAGGGGTCAAAGGTCAAACCTACTTCAACCTCTCGCTCGACTAACGTCTGGTTTATTTGGAACGTTAAAGTCTTGATGTCCTTAGTAGGAACATACCCAAACCCTGATGTGTACAGAGTCCTTGTGTTGAGACCTGCAACAACAGCACCTCGCTTCTGGCTAAAGACCACATTGTCTTTCCCATTGAGAGGGTCTGATTCCACCATGTTAATGTCTGTAGGGTCTGCTATCCCTGGCGGATCAATCCTTAACTCAGGAGTCTCTCCTGCACTGTCTGGGTTTATTGTAGGAATCGAAGGGCCTTGATGCTCTCGGCTCGGGTGGGAAGATGAGTAATACCTGTAGTAACCTGGAAGGTGTGGTGCAAAGCTGTTCTTCTTATTCTCTAACAATCTCAATAAGTTAGAGGTGTTTATCTGTCCATCTTCGACCTCTTGACCCTTCGCTTTCCGAATAGCTAAGATAAGGTCGTAAACCGTAAAAGAAGCCTGAGCACCTCCTTGGGTTGTTAAAGAATCAATGGCTTCTTCCAATCGGAGCTCAGCTTCTCTAATAATCTTAAGCCTTTCCTTCTCGTTGGTACTAGAATACTTACCTTTGCCCGCGAGCTTCGCTGCTTTCTCCTCGGCTTTGACTTTCTGGTAAGTCGCCCCCTCTAGAGCGGACTCCCCTAGAATAATCGACTTAGATCCAGCTTGACCTCGAGAAATCTTGGACGTGCGAACACGCTTACCTTGCTTGGTTAAGTAAGGTGTTCCCTCTTTCTCCAAGCCTAACGACCCTTCTTGGTCACCTATCTTCACAATCCACGGGCCACTAAAAAGATCCCCTCCCGCACCTGTCTTGATGACCCCATACCTCTTACCTTCAATAAGGAGCATATTCCTGTATGCTTGCCTAGTCTCTGTCCCTAGACGACCCATAGATTGGTAGTCTACAGAGAATGTTAAAAACCCTGGATCCATTTTAAAGGGATCTAGAGCCATAACAACATTAGGGAAACCCACGATCTTCTTAGTGACGACCTTCTCATTGTTAAGGTTCGTCCTTGAGTTCGTTGTATATATGTATTTCTCAGGTAATGAAGTGTCCCCTAAGTCAACAGCCTGAGCTGGGTCTTCAGAGTATTTTTTATCTGTGCGACCTGGAGGTATGAACTTCTTCCTCTGAGCTGTCAAAGTGAGACTAGTAGTACACTCACCTCCGTAAGAGAAATTGTGGCTCAAAGCCTCGACATAGTAGAAGCAATCATTCTCCTCAATGTACACAGGATATCCTGGTTTGAGCTCTGCCCTCAAGGGGATAGAGACACTACACCCCTCTGTCGCTTTATTGGCATTGTCTAACGCCACCACACCCGCGTAAAAAGCCTTCCTCGCGGAGTTGTAGAAGCTGGTGTCAAAGGAAAGCTGTTTCCAGCCGTACTTCGCCACAAGTTTATAGTCCACATACATCCCCTTGACGCCCCACTCCCCTTCTAGATTAGTTCCCTTGAGGTTTCTAAAAGGCCCTCCAGAACAGATTACATAAGTGTACTCTGGCTCATTGTGTTCGTAACTAATACTCAACGTATCTTCCCGATTGATTCTATAGACCCTGTCATTACTAGTGTCCATGTTGTACATCGGAGGCTTGAATATAAGATCGCCGTCTAGATCTTGATAGAACTCGTACCCTATTTTCTCTGACACTTGGTTAGCGAGACTCATCTTGCTTGTGAACTGAGACTCGTAAAAACTGACTTGTCCTAGAGAGCCTATATCTGTGATGAACTCTTGCAAAGAGAGAACATTGACAGCGTCTTCTTTCTCTCCCAATATGGAAGGCAGTTGACGAACGTCTAAAGTCCTTAATACTCGACCTTGAGGGTCTTGAGCTATGAACCCTGCTTTCATCATGTTTGACAAAGCGGAACTTGAGTTTCTTTTTGACACGGTGTGGGGCTTGAGTTGCCTTTTAACAACCTTCTTATATTCGTTGTCCCTACCAGCAGGTGTATTGTCTACGAGAATAGACTGCTCAAAAGTGGTGTATGCACGACCCGACGCACCAAACATCTTTAACCCATATAGTCCGTTGCTAAATCGGTTCTCCAAGTACCTCAAATAGAGCGAGTAGAACTGCTGTCCTGTGGCGATTTTACCTGTAAGATTCGTCTTCTGCTGGAGGACAAAGTTCGTACCCTCAGGTGAACCACCCGTATCTCGAAAAAGGTCGTATATAATCTGATGTGGGGTCATGTTGGTATAAACATGACCCATGAGGTTGACTGAGCCTCTCGCTTCTTTGGGGTTAGCCGCAAAGAAGCCTTGCTGGGTGTTAATCATTTGACTATCCCAGAGACTCAACATGTTTCCTGTGCCTATAGAGACCTGATAGGCATTGTCATTGAGGGTGATGGACACGCCTTTAATAAAACCATGAAAGACAGGGTAGTAAGGACGATTTTGAATCTTGTTGAGATCCACGTTGTGTCTCTCTGTAGAACCGTCTTCTTTTGTATCAAAGAGCTCTACTACATCGTTTTTCAAAGAGAGCTGGTCTGTTTTGAAAAATCCTCGGTAGTAAACATTGACCTCGATGCCTGTCGTTAAAATGAACTTGCCATCCCTATAGACCACATCACCAAAAGACTTCGGTATGATCAAGTCAATGCTACAGCTCGCTGAAGAGGACTTTATCCCACTACCTATATTCACGGAGGTTATGAAAGAAGAGAAATCTATGCGATTCTTGCACTCTGGACACCCTGGTAGGGTCGTGTCGCCATTAAATTGTACAATCGCATCGGGAGTCCAAGACACCACCGTCCTGTACTTATTCTGAATGTCTTCAGACCATGTACCAGAATAAGGTCTTTCATCAGTCTTCATGATGGAGCTCCTGTATTACCAAAGCTAGTAGAAGGCTTAAACATAGGGTAAAGAACACTCTTCGCTTCAAAGTCTTGTTGGAAGTGTTTATACACCTCAAAGCTCATACTGAACTCGATACCTCCGTTTTGAGTGTCTTCTCCGAGAGAGAAGCTTAAGTCCTTAATCCTACCCACCCACCTCTGACCATCATAGTAAATACTATGTGTGCCGACATCGTGATTGGCTCTCGATCTACCTAGAACATCATGGATAGCCGCACCATTGCGATACGAAGCTAGAATGTTCATAAGTTGCCTCCATCCCGCACTGTCCCTTCTCGATGCGAACTGTAAACCAGACACACCTTTAAGATTGCCCTTCTGATCAGGGATCTCTCTTTGAGCCCTGCCTGAGATGAAAGATCCTATCTTGCACTGAATGTCTATAGTGGTCAGTTGCTCCCCCCACCTATAGAACACAAACCCATAGCGGGTTGATTCTGAGTAGTTTTGAATACTCTCATATTTGAATGCCATTGAGAGCGGGTTTATTAAGAACACGATGGGTGGCGTATTCTTCATCTGAAGGTGCTGGCTCGCAATAGACACAAGCTGATCTTTGTCAGAGAAGCCCGCTTGATCTCGTAACTCAAGACCACTTACGGAACTCCTGATTGGACTCTTCGAGTAGGTAGGTAATCGAGGGCTGTACTTCAAGTCGTCATAGTTTCGTTCTGCAGCTATGCCATAAGAAGACCTCCTTTGACCTTGGAAGGGCTTCGCCTCTTTCGTGGTCAGGTAGTCTCCCATATCGGGAGGGTCGAGAGCCAAGACAAAAGGAGACATCGACCTGAGATGTTGTTGGTTGGCGGGATCTAAAGGTATTGTCCCCTCATTGTCTTCGGGGAAAAGAAAGAACTCTTCTGTCGTAGCCAGCTTGAGAAAAGGCTTTGTGTCAATTGTGGCTTTCATCCAAACCTCCCGTTTATAGATTGACTCCGAACCCCATGAAACTCACGCTCTACTTGCATCGCTAAGCTTACCTTGAATTGATAAGGGCCAGACGCGTCGTCGGTCACAGAGAAACTCTGAAACCACCCAAACCAAGTACCCCCATCAAAGGTCATCTTGATTTTACCTTGCAATACAATCTGACCAATACTGTCATAGATAGACCCGTTGTTGTGGAACATAGCTAGGACATCTAGGTACTTGTCATAGGAGATCGTATCCCTTCTCGTACCGCCTATATTCGCTCCACCATTTTCAAGTCCGACAGGCCCTGTCACTGCGGAAAGACCCGTGAAGGGGCGGATAAAAGCACCTGAAGAGGCTTCGAAGCTGACTGTGGTTGGCTCATCACCCCAATAGTATTCCACAAATCCATGAAGGGTCTTAGATATAGACCTTTGTTTAGAGTACTTGTACTCTATCTGATTTGGGTTAGCATGAAGAGTCATTTTGAGACCGTCTGGGAGTAGAGAAGTCACACCATCAGGAGCGACAATGTCGAATACAAAAGGTCTGATACCCAGCTTCGCGTCTCCGATATCTCTAGTTATAGGAGACCTGATCATTTAGCACCTCCCCTTATTCTCTTGTTGAGATTCTCCATCTCTCTCATCACAATGCGACCTACGGCTTCGGGATCTCCAGCACCGTTAACATTAATCGTGGCGTTTATAGTGCCTCCCCCTAGCTGACTCACAGCCCCTCCAGGCTTCATGGCTAAGATGTCATCCTTCTGGTCAAATCGGTACATCTTCCCATTTGTGAAGAGGCCATCGTTAATATTCTCTACCTTGATCCCTAGCTCTCGGAGAATCTGTTTTTCATAACCATACCCCATCAGTTGCTCAGAAGTGAGACCTTTCTGATTTATCTTCTCGGCGATAGTACTCGCACCTGCATCAGCTCCATAGTTTACACCTAGTGCAGTAGCGAGAGAACTGAGCTTGTCTTTCTTCTCTGCATTTACGATCTCTTCAGCGAGGTGGGTGTTGTTTTTCTCTTTAGCTCTCTTGACGGTGGAGTCTTGAGCCTTTGCCTTTTCTTGTTCCACTGCCTCTTTCTTTTGCTTCTGAGAGTCAACGGAATATTCTAAGGCTTTAATTTGCCTATCAAGCTTTTTAGTTTGCTCGTCGAGGGATTTAAAAACGGCGGATTTATCCCCTCGAGTCGATTCGGAATCCTCACCACTCTCGAAATATTGGCGGGCTTCACTAGGATTATCCCCTTTTTTATATATCCTTGCCCCTGAGACGTTATACCCTTCTTTTTTAAAGTAGTCCATCTCTACTCGGCCTTTTGAAGCTTTCAGGGCATCGGGCAAACTCTCGTGAGAAGTACCATATTTGGTGTTAAAACCTTTAAGTAATCTTTCAGACTCAGTGGCGTGTTTATCGTATGCCGTCCCCTTGAGAGCACCTCTACTTTGCAGGTCTTCTGTTGTTGTTCTAAGTGCCGACTTCCTGATTTCTTCCTTTGACACTGTTTGAGTCATACCTAATAAAGTGGGGGTGTGAGTGCTTTTATTCACATTACTTAATGAAGTCTTCAGTGCTACTTTCAGATCTTCTTGTTCCTTAATATCTTTCTCTAAAGTAGAAATCTGAGTCTTAATCTTTTTCTTCTCTTTCGGACTAGCCACTTTAAGAGACATCTGAGCCTTTAGGAGTTCGGATCTCTTCCCCCCAAGCAAGTCGCGGTTCTTACCTAGTTTACTTTCTAAGTCTCTCCGAACTACTGCCTTGTTTGCTTTTGTCTCCTCGGTCTCACTCCTCCCGAAGAAATAGTTGACCATGTCCATGATACCGCCAGAGATATCCATCAAGATCTCGCCCAGATACTTGTTGATGCGATCTGCAAGGCTGACCGTGGCAACTATATTCTGAGACAAAAGCTGTTCCTGTGAGAGAGCACTATCCTTCGTTTTGTCTATCGACTCACTCTGGGCAAGTATGAAGGCCGCTATATCCTTGACCTCAATGTCTGTATCCTTCGTTAGAAGTTTCCCCCCCTTGACCTTTAACCCCATAGCTGAAAGCTTCTGCTCTTCTTCCTTGGTCAAGGATCCTTTAGCCGCCATATCTTGTGAGGCTCGAAACTGACCCTTAAAGGTATCTTGCATACGACCAAATTCCTCTACTTGGACTTTAGTGAGATCCGTGAACGCCATCATAGCTTTCTTTTGAATGTCACTCATATCACTTACGTCTCTGCCTCCTAAGTGAGTCTCCAATCTAGCATACTGCATCGCAAGGCCTGCTCCTGCACCCATCGAGTCAAACGCCCTCGAGCGATCCGTCCTCGACGCACCCTTCGAAGACCCGCGAACTACATCAAAAGACTTTGCAAGTTCTATCCCAAGACCCGCAGTATCTTGGTCAAGAGCCAACTCACCAAGCAACGCCTGGCGATTTTCTGTACTCATTTTCTGCATAGAAGCGACCAGAGCTTTATTGTCCCCTGTATCGAGACCTGCTTTCGCTAGTATCCCCATGCCCTTCTCACTAGCACCAAAAGTAGATCGTATATTGGAGGCTGACCTCTGTGCCTCTGCTTCGAGAATATCCTTTGTCTTCCCCTTATCCGTGAGCATCTGTCTTTTGATTTGATCAAGGTAATCTTCTCCCTTGAGAGAAGCAGTCCCTGAAAGAAGACCAGAGACACCATCAGGGCCTACAACTCTACCGAGGCGAATAAAGAGTGCTCCCGCTTCCTTAGTTCTTAGGTTCATATTGTCCAACTCATCAGTCAGACCCTTTACCTTCGTATAGAAGTTAGCTGTAGAGTAGCCTGTCTGAACTGCCATGTCTCTGATGTCCCCGAAGTCGGAAACCATTGATTTTAAGAAAGCACCGTCTTTCACAGAGACACCTATCTCATAAGCAAAGCTCTCTGCTCGAGTAACCGCATCATCCATAGAGATGCCTAGCCGAAGACTCTCTGTTTTAATATCTTTCATTGCTTTCCGAGTGAGTTCAAGACCGCTATTCCCTCCACCCAAAGCTCTCATCCCTAAGTTTGCTTCATTTAACGACCCCCCAAGTTTTTCCAAGTCATCGCTTGTCATCCCCAGCTCGTCAAGAAAGCTACCATCCGTGAACAGGCTTCTGAGAGTCTTGAACTTGTCTTGTACTCCTTCTCCAGACACCGCCATCAAGTCTGTGTAGGAGACAGAGGTGAGTATCGACTTATTCATGTCTTTGACCGCACCCTCAGCCATTGAGAACAGACTAACAAGAATGGTGACACTACCACCTACTACAGCGAGAGTCTTTGCGAGACCTCCCAGAGACTTCGCCATCTGCATAAAGCCCGAAGCTTTTCCAGGATCTTCCTCTGACCTAGCCTTCTCATCGAAAGATGCCGCCCTCTTGTGGAAGAACTTGGTAAGCTTGCCTGTGACCCCCTCAGTTAGACCCTCAAGACTAGAGACACCTTCCTTAAGAGCATCTGCACTACTCTTGATGCTACCTAACATAACCTCCTGAGCAATATAGCCTGCCTTCCCTAACTCTTCTACCTTCTCTCTCCTAGTCTTCAAGTCTTGAGTGAAGATCTCATTCGATTTCTCAAGAGCCTTGTTGTAAGACTCTATCTCTTTTGCAGACTCTCTTGACCTCTTCATGATATCAGAAACTACAGAGCTGAGACGTGAAGCCTCCGCTTGGGCTATCTTCATCTCTGCTTCATTACCTGTCCGCAGAGCTTTCTGTACCTTCGCCTGAGCTTTTAACAGTCCTTTTGTAGACAGAGACAACTGCCGTTCAAGACCAGAGGCAAATCCCGCAAGCATCTTCTGCTGTGCGGCGTTGTTTCGACCTGTGGCCTTCTCCTCATCTTTACGGATCTTTTTAGAGACTTCAAGAGCCTCCTGCATAGAGTCTAGAGAGGTTTTGAAGACATCAATTCTTGCACTCTTCGCGAGTTGTGCAAACATCTTGTCCATAGCGGCTTGATTCATTTTACTACCCCTCTATTGTTGGCAACTTCCTTTTCGCCACCTGATCCATTAAAGACGATTTGTCTCGAATAAGCTCGCGAGCTGTCAGGTACTTATCCGAGATGATCTCGTCATAGTCCCCACTCTCGTCGAACATAACTGTGTTACGGTTGCCTGAAGCAACCATCTTCTCGATCTCATCATCTGAATAGGCTTTCAAAGGCGTATTCATAGATAAACTATTTAGCTCATCAAAGCTCGAAGCCATGTCTTCAGAATCACTCTTCTGCCTAGAGACAACCTTCCGCCCGTTTGAGATAAACCTAGTAAGGTTTTCTTTATACTCTCGGACAATCTTGTCATGCCCATCTTCAACCCCATCTACCCAATTCCGATACTCAGTTTGAAGATCCTGAATCGTTTTCTCTCCACTTTGGTCTCTAGTCGAAGTCTCCCCCTTCTCTGCGAGCTTTAAAACCTTCTCTCTATGCCTCTTCTCTTGCCCACGCTTCTTATCCCATTCCTTCTGGATCTTCTCGACACCTTTAGGATTCATAGCGGATGCTTGGAAAAAAGCCCTTCTCCAAGCATCTTCTAAGTCTTCTTTCTTGTCTTCGAGCTCATTGAAGGCGATCCACTGTAAGTGTATGTCCGTAAGCTCATTACCCTCCAGAGGGAAGCCAAACCTAGAAGAGGACTTCCACTTGCCCCAGAGGTATCTAGAATTCTCGGAGTAGCAAAAAGCCTCAAACATCTCAGCCGACTTCTGAGTCTCCTCTACAACCTTCCAGAAATGGGGCATCGCCCTCTTCTTGAGTCGGGGGAGTGACTTTAGGTGGTTGTAGAGCTTATACCTGTCTTTTTCAGAGACCTTGAAGCCGCCTACCCGTGTAAGACAACAGGCGAGAAGAAATGTCTCTTGCTCTGAGAGAGACGCACTATATCTCAAGCACCCTTGATAGTCAGAGGCGGTAGGTGTCCTAAAAGACAAGGCTCTGCCTCTACAGGTTAAAACAAGCCCCTCCCCCCCAGAGCTTATGAACCTATAGAGGGGCTCATAGTACTTCGGTTGGCTCATTAGAAGTATTCTCAGAGACTGAAGCCAGAGTATCAGCTTGCTTTATCTGCTCAGACCTCTCCTTGAGGTTCTCAGAGATCGCATCGGTGTCCTCTGTATTCAGTTTGAGACTACTGTCCATCTCAGCTTCGATCTCTTCATTCAAGAAGGTGAACTCCTCGAAGACCTTTGAGAGTACAGGCCTACTCCACTCAGATAAGATCTTAAGGATCGCTTCTCCTTTTGTGATCTTTTGCTCAACACCAGAAGGCAAGGTCTGACCTGTGGAGACGGTCTTAACACTGCGAAGATCCATAGACCCTATTTGTACGATAGCTCTCGACAAGGTTTCCTTACGAAATACGTCGGCGAACTCTACCGCAGCGTAGGCTTCGTTGTTGATGTCGGGTAACATCTTTTGGACTTCTGTTTCTTCGATGGGTGTCAGTGGCCTTAGAGTAACTGACACACCACCTAAGTTTACCATCTTCTCTTTTTTGCACATGGCAGTAAGAGGGGATAAAAGTTCTTCTAGCTCTGAGAAATCAATCTGCATTTCATATTCTCCTGTATTATAAAGGGACGGCTCCCTTATTATACTAAGGAAGAGACTTAAAGAAGAACTATAACCTCTTGTTCATCTCCCTCATCAGCTTCAACAGGACCTCCAAAGTTGCGGTCTGCACTAACGTCTGTAGAGTTACCGATTCCCTCATAGATGATCGAAGAACCTTGACCGATTGTAGGGTCATTACCTGTGGCCATGAACTCACCATAGGTGCTGTAGAGATCATGCACGTCTGTCGCAGATGCTTGGATTGACTGAGTGATGATCCCACCTTCTGCGGCGAAAGTACCATTTCCGATGCTTGTAATCCAGCACGCCTCATAGTAAGTGATGAGTGCTTTATGCAGTGCTTCTGACAAACCTCCCTCATTTTTATATGCATCAGAGCCTGATGCATTCTGTGCTGTAAAGTCAATATCTACAAGGCCATCAACTTCAGATGCGTCAGGAGCTTCCTTATCAGCGATAGTAGAGAATACAATTTGTTGCTCTACGTCGAAAGGCCAACGGTGTTGCTGTAAGCTTCGAACCGCACCGTCAACACCACCCGCGTATCCAAATGCCTGATGACCATTGCTAAGATAGAGCATAGCTCTCTCAGCAGTAAAGGTCGCCACCTCTGTGACTGTTGGAACGAGCTCTGCGACTTGGTCGCCAAAGCCGACACCTCTGATCTCGTTAACACCTCTGCTTGAGTCGCTAGGGTCAAAGCTATTCACGACGCCAATCTGATAAAGAAGGCCTCTCTCTCCGCCGTAGGCTGGAGTTAAGATTCTCGTCTTCTGTGATACTACAGCTCTTGTGTTTGGGCTGGAGTTGAACTTATACAGAGAAGAAGTTCCCTGTACGCCGCCTTGTGCATTTTGATCTGAGTTAGCCATGCTTTCCTCCTATAGGGGTTCTTGTAATTCTTTTATGGCGGTCTATAAAGAAACTATTAGAGGAGACATGACATCATGGACTATTATGACATCTACGGACTCAAGAAAGCAAAGAAGAAGCCAAAGAAGAAGAAGCGTAAGAAAGACCCTAAGTATGTACAAGAAAAGTACAAAGAGGTCTTGAAAGGCCAGAAGAGCAAAGACGAGGGCAAAGCCAAAGCTGTTGCGTGGTCAATCTACTGCAAATACAAAAACCCAAACTCCCCTCGTTGCCACAAGAGCCCTGACGAGTATTTTCAAAACAGAAAAGCCTATGCTGGCCGAAGAGAGATGAGAGGCCTCGCTAGAAAAGTTGGCGAGGAGCTAGGTAAATTAATCGGTAAAGGCATACTTTGCGTGTACGACATCGTTGAGGGGCAGGCATCCTCTGAATATGTATCTGATCTCGCGATCTATATGTGGGCTCGAGGTGAGGTTCCCCCGTACTTGTTAAAGTACGGAAAAGAGGCGATCATACTAGGAGAAATTTCAAACCGAATACATAGGGAAAGCAAGCCCCGTAAAACCCCTACCAAAGAAGAGAGGGTAGAGGCGATCTCACTCCTAGCTAGATCTTTCGAGAAGATATATATGGTCTGGTCAATCAAGGCTTGGTCACGCATGAAAAGTTTAATAGGAAATGCTGATATCACAAGCCTAAAATTAGAGCTTCTCTCCTATGACAACCGCATTAAACTCTCCTATGAATATGAAAAGCTATTATCTGTGATGTTCTTGGAGTAATCGTATAATAAGGTCAACTTCAAGAAAGGAAGCCTATTATGATTGAAGACGAAAAGATAAAGAAAACAGTCGAGAAGCTCAGGATTATCAGAGCCAAAGAAGACCTCAACCCTCCACCTTGCCCTATCCTCAACAGCCATTTACCGACAGGGGCAGAACTGAAGTTGAGGCAATATCAAGTACAAGGTATCCTCCACCTGCTGGCTATGCCTAGATTTGTTCTTGGCGATGACACGGGTCTAGGTAAGACCTTACAGACGATTGCGGCTCTCTCTTATGTCTGGCAGAAAAACCCGAACATCCCCGCTATCATCTGCACCACCAAGAGTGCCGTGGGGCAGTGGGAGTCCGAGTTTGACAAATTCACCACAGGTGTGTCCGTATTTAAATGCTTAGGCACTAAAAAGAAGAGGGAGAAGATCCACAAAGAGTTTCAACTCTGTGAAGGACCTAAAGCTCTGATTATGGGCTACCGCACGGCGGTTATGGACTTTCAGCTCTTACAGCACATGGTAGGTCATGTAATGGTCTTTGACGAAGCCACAAACTTCAAGAACGAGAGATCTCAGGTTCATCAGGTATGTAAGCATCTCTCAGGCTCTGCCGAGAAGGTTTGGTCTCTCTCTGCAACCATTATTAAAAACAGGCTGATGGAAGCATGGGCGATCTACCAAGTTACAGTGCCAGGTCTTTTCTCTAACAAGACCCTCTTCATGAGAGAGTACTGCATTACCAGAGATCAAGCGATCAAAGGATCTAGGAGAAAGATACAGATCGTAGTTGGACACCGTAAGAGAGACATCAAGGCATTTCGGGAAGTGATTGACCCATTCTTCTTGGGTCGCCCTAAGCATGAAGTCGCTAAAGAGTTACCTCTTCTTACAACTAAAATCATCGAGTGTGAACTTAACAAAGTGCAGAAGAGCAAATACAAGGAAGCACTAGAGGGTCTCTTGGAAGTTGTAGACAAGGATACAGGTGAGGTAACTGAGAAAGAAGTCTCTAAGCTCACAGCAGTTACGATCTGCCAACAGATTGTTAACCACCCTGTTCTCGTAGGCTGTGACGGAGACTCAAGTAAGCTCGAATCTCTTTTAGATCTCCTCACTAACGAGTTAGAAGGCGAGAAAGTTATTGTCTTCAGTCGGCTCAGGCAGATGGTAGATATCATGGAAGCTGAGATAGAAGCCAAAGGGATCAAGACCTGCCGTATTACAGGTGCAGAGAATGGAGACCAAAGACTTGCAAGCCAGAAGGCATTCCAAAACCCTGATGACGAGACTAAAGTGTGCCTGATAACAATGGCGGCGGCTGAAGGTATAAACCTCCAGCTCGCTAAAGCTGTGATTTTCTACGATACCCCTTGGAGTGCGGGGGATTACTTACAAATCATCGGCAGGATGATCCGCATAGGTTCTATTCACGACAAGGTATTCAGCTACCACGTATGTGCAAAGAAGACCATCGACGAGAAGGTGATGAAGACCCTGAAGGCTAAGATGGGCTTGATTGAAGCTGTACTCGGAAAGCGATTAAAGGAAGAAGGAGAGTCTGATGAGGTACTTGAAGTAGGTCAATCAGAGCTTTCAGATATCTTTGATGGCTTGCTTGAAGATGCTAACGAGATCATAAAGGCGAGGTAGGAAACTAAAGGAGTATCTTTTTCGGGTCAGATCTCACCCCTATTTTATAACCTGCTAGAGAATAGCTCTTAAAACGCAGGTGTAGAATATGACAAAACCCATATCCGAGAGGGGCGTTGTTAAACACCCTGTCTTAGGAGAGGCTTCAGAATGGCGTAAGAACGGAGATCCTTACTCCCCCCATGCATTGGTTCTCTAGGCGACCCTTTTCTTCCTAGAAGACCTTCTGGACATTGGGTAGAGCCTGTTGTCCGAGGAGCGAGAAAGAGCATCGCGGAGCTCAACACTTGGGCAGTTATGAGACTAGACCGCGTTGCCCTCAACTATCGGATCGCTGAACTGCGGACACAAAAAAACCTCGACTTCGACCAAGTACTCCTTTGGAAGTACCCTCAAGTGAGTAAGATTACTCTGTATGAGG